GGTGCATACTCAGGTTCAGGATGGAACGAGCCATCTGATTTAGGTGTTAGGTACGCAAATTCGGCTGGTTCTCTTTCAGGGTTCGATAAAACTAACCCATCTTTTGGAGCAGTTTATGCTTCTAACTGGTTTAGAGCACAAGGAGATTGCGGATTGTATAGCCAAGATTACGGTGGACATATAAGAAGAGCTTTGACTGGCTCATATGGCAACTGGGAAACATTTGGCTACAACAGAAACGGATGGTCTGGATTTTTAAATTTGAATAACTACAATTTGAATTTAATGATGAACTCATCTGGAGACCACGGTTTTTATATGGAAAATGGCTCTGGGTGGACATTTTTCTTTAACAGGGGTAATCATTGCGCGGGTATTGGGACAGATAATACCTGGTCTGGCGATGGATTAAGGGTAGTAAAGCAGATATCAGCAGAGTATGGATTTACAACTTGGTCTGATAGAAGAGCAAAAGAAAATATTAGTAACATTACCAGCGCATTAGATAAGGTGTTGCAAATGCGAGGCGTATATTTTAATTATATTAAAGATAATGCAAAGGTAAAACGAGTAGGATTTATAGCACAAGAACTTCAGGCAGTATTACCAGAAGTAGTTAATTATGCGGAGGAAATAGACGAGTATAATGTTAATTATGGTCAGATAGTTTCCGTATTAACAGAGGCAACAAAAGAGCAAAACGATATGATTATAAGTCAAGCTACAAGAATTGAGCAATTAGAATTATTAGTACAACAATTAATAAATAGCAATAATGGCATTTCAAATTAATACGCCTATTGGCACAAATGACGGCATTATTACAGGCGCCTATGTTCGTATAGGCGGGTATGATGTAAACAAGAATGGGAATATCGTATTCATTATTGATGTATTTAAAGATAAGGCATCGACAGAATACGATACAGCGTACATCCCTGTTATTCATCCTAATAAATTGCAGTCAAAAGAAATCGGCATATCGCTTGATGTCAAGATGACTAATCGCATCCAGTACACTAAAACTATTACTAAACAAGTGGATGGAGTAGACACTGAGATGGAGGAGATATTTTACAAAAAAGTATCTGATTTGTCTGTATTCGAAAACAAGACTATCTTTGAAGTAGGATACGAGAAGCTAAAAGAAAAGTTAGTGTCGTTATACGGCGCAGAAAACATAGAAACAGTTTAAACAAAAATAATAATGGCATTAAAAATCACAACCCAAATCGGGACAGACAAAGGCATCACATCTGAAGCTTACGTACGCATTGCAAACTATCAGTTGAGCAAGTTTGGCTCAGCATCATTTCAAGTAGAAATCTACCAATCAGAAGAAGACGCAACACCAGCTTCTAACGCTATGCCAGGTATGATGGTAGGACAAGCGCGTAATCAGCAGATTGGCGACAACATCTACGTTCAATTACAGAAGCAGGTATCTGAAACCGTTAGCTACCCAACTCCTGGCGTAGACGCTGAAGGTAATCCATTACCTGACCGCGTAGAGACTATCACTAAGTCTGTACCTGATTTATCTTCAGCAGAAGGTGTAGATATCTTTGCATTTGGATACTCACATCTGAAGGCTAAGCTAGTAGACTTGTTCGGAGAGGACAATATCGTAGACTGCTAATTATTTCTTATATTTGTCAAAAATAACCAAACATAGAATTAAAAATGGAGAACATCAAATTATCTATTAACGACGCGTTAACCTTAGAGGTTGAATTAAACGGTCGTCTTGACCAAGAGTCTGGCAAGGTCTTATTCAAAGGCTTCTTAAGCGAGAACTTAGATTTAAAAAAGAAGTACTGGTTAACGAAGCTTGCTGACAAGTTAGCAGCTGAAAAGAAAACAGTAGAAGACTTGCGCGATAAGCTTGTAAAAGACTTGGGCATTGAGCCTGACGAGAAAGGTCAGATTATGCTAGGTGACAAGGGAGAAGATTTCTTCAAAGAGATGAACGCATTGTACGAAGAAGAAAAAGAATTCGAATACAATCCTGTTATCTCATTCGATGATTTAGACAAAATTAAGACTACAGAGTGCTATCGTATTCTGTTTAAGTTGATTAAAGAGTAATGAACTTAGTTACACTAGGAATTATATATGGGGCGATTTGCATAGTAGCAGTCGCCCTTTTATCTTATCGGATTATCAAGAATCCTGATGGAGAGCGCTTTACCTATAAAAAGGTTTTGAGGTAGTGTAAAAGACTACTATCTTTGTTATAGATATTTTAGAAAGAAATGGATAATCCTATTGAGCAGATAAAGGCTTACTTGTTCCCGACGGCGATAAGTATTATGTCACTAATGATTTGGCACGACGTCAATGAGATGAAAGCGGACATTAAGCAGTTAATTGTGCAATCAAACGTAGACAAGACAAGGATAGATAACCTAGAGCGCCAAGTCTACAAAACAGGATACAAAGTACCCAACCCTCCTTCTAAACTACCACTTCAGGTAGATATGCGTCAAGTAGTGGCAGTAAGACCAGACGAAGACGACAAGTACTACTTGTAACACAGCAAGCATTTATATACTAACCACTAAAAATTATGTCATTCATCAAGCAGTTGTTCTCTGACGACAACGACATCAACGAAAAATCCGTTCTAGGATTCTTATCTTTTGCAGTCCTTTTTATCTACGGTATCGTAGACATCGTAACTGGTTACGTTGGACAGCAGTTCGTTATCGAACCAATCATCTTAGAAGTATTCGCTGCATTAACAGCAGGTTGTTTTGGTATCTCTTCTTACGAGAAGGTACAAAACCGCAAGACTGATGCTGAGCGCGAAAAGAACTTACCTGGGGGCTTAGACCCTCTACCAGAAGATGAAGGTTAATGTAGCCCTTTTCGTGTGTTGTATGATTGCTATCTTCTATGCTTACACAAAGCATATGGAAGCAGGAGAGGCTCGTCCTAACGACACACTAGTTGTACACGATACAGCTTGGCAAATCCACGACTCTATTAGAGTTAAGAAGGTTCCTGTTCCTTACGAGGTTGAGGTTCCTATTGCATCTAAACCAGAGATGTTGCCTGACACAAACTACGAGAACCTGAAGCGTCAGTATATGGCGTTATTGCAACTCTATCTAAACAAGATGGTCTACCACGATACTATTCGTGTGGGAACATTCGGATACATTGCATTACTAGACTCAGTAAAAGAAAACAAAATAGCATACAGAAGAACGCGTGATAATTTCGACATTCCAGTTGTTAAAGAGACTAAAACTATCACTAACTACGCACCACCTACGCGTAACTTATTTGTTGGAGGTGGCGTCAACGTTAACAATGCTCTTGGAATAAGAGGTGCTGAAGCGGGCATTATACTAAAAACTAAGAAGGACCAGTTGTATAACGTTAAAGCGTCCGTTGATTTAGACGGTAAAGTTATGTACGGCGTTGGTTACTACTATAAACTGAAATAAGATGAACTTATTACAAAAGATTAAATTGTTCTTTTTCCCTGCGAAGAAGAAAGCAATCCAAAAGATTGTAGAAGAAATTAAGGAAGCGGCAGTCGATAACGAAGAGTTCGAGAAGGCGGCTATCGAGATTGCAGAAAAGATTGTAGGCACTAAGCCAAAGAAGAAGTACTACACAAAGAAAAAGAAGTAATATGCTATTAAGACTAGGTTCGTCAGGCGAAGAAGTTAAAAAGCTACAAGAAAAGCTTGGCGTAGACGTTATTGGCAAGTTTGGTCCTAAGACAGAGGCAGCTGTAAAAGGTTGGCAGTCAGCACACGGTTTAACACCTGATGGTATTGTAGGAGATGCGACGTGGGCGAAGATGTTTGCTCCAGTAGTAGTACCTCCTAGTGCGCACACTGTTACATCTATACCTCCTTTGCAGGATTTTAGCAGACAACCTGTAGGGCAAGGATTTAAACTAGACGCACTTAAAGGACACGTTCCTCAAGCTGTTATTGATGCTATCCCAGATACGGCAGCTCGCTTTGGCATTACAACCCCATTACGTTTAGCCCATTTCTTGGCTCAGTGTGGGCACGAGTCTGGTGGCTTTAAAGCTACTCAGGAAAACCTTAACTACTCTGCTAAAGGATTGTGCGGAATCTTCCGTAAGTACTTCCCTAGCGTAACGGTTGCAATGCAATACGAACGTAAGCCAGAGAAGATTGCTAACCGTGTTTACGCATCTCGTATGGGCAATGGCAACGAAGCGTCAGGAGAAGGCTGGAAGTATCGCGGTCGCGGTTACATCCAATTGACTGGCAAGGAGAACTACAAAGCATTCGACGCTACAGTACCTGAAGATATCTTAGCTAATCCTGATTTGGTAGCCACAAAGTATGCACTAGCCTCCGCAGCGTTCTTTTTCAAGAAGAATGGCTTATGGGCTATTTGCGACAGGGGAGCTGGAATGGACAATGTTACAGCTGTAACTAAGAGGGTAAACGGCGGTACTATAGGCTTAATTGACCGTCAAAAACATTTTAACGAGTTCTATCACTTACTAGCATAATGGCAAAGCAGAAACCATCATCAGAGAACAAAAAGATTGTATTTGGTGTACGTCGTAACGGCAAGCACAAGAAGACAAATGGTCCTAAAGAAAGCCCTTCTAAGAAGTCGCGGGGACAGGGGTAATTATGAGACTATTGCTAAGCATATTGTTGTTTTGTTCACAAATATATCAAGTTCACGCAAACGTGAACATTGTACATAAGCGAACAATGCCTACACAGGAAATAACTGTAGCATCTGTACAGAATAATGTACAGATTGGCGCTCTTGCTGGCAATAGAAACTTAGAGTTTGGTGTGAAGAATATGTTAGAGGAGTTCTTACAAGAAGCAGGACACGATGTCTCCGATGACGCACCAACTCAGATTAAGGTAGAGATTCTTTATTTAGACGTACTTAAGACTCAGTCTAACCTATCAGTATTCCATAACAATAAGGAAGCTGTAGTCATTAGAATGAGAGGTAAATTGATACAGGATGGCAAGGTTAAAAAGACCGTTATCGTTGAAGAGCAAGCTGAAGAAGTTTCAATGGCTATGCTACTAATTGACGAGGGCGGAAAGTTTAATCAAACCAACCTAAGTAGTGCTCTAAAAAAGTCTTGTAACACCTTAATCACTAAGCTCTTGTAATGAAAAAATTGCTTCTAATTGTCCAGTTTATTTGTGCATTAACTGGACATTCTTACGCTCAGACAGTTAAGTTAAGTTTGCAAAATGCAAACACAAACACCAACGTTAACGGCACCGTAATCAACAAGGGCGATGAGTTCATTGTAACGGTGATGGCGGATGGCAATGGGAATACATCCACTCGCGCGCTATACTTTGACTTCGAATATCAGAACACAGCCTTCCAATTAATGTCTGTTAATCACACAGGCACAGGCGGCAACGGAGGCATTATCCCTTACGGCTCACAAATCACAATGAGCTACCAAGACTATCCAGGTTACAGCTACTACAAGACAACGCAGAATACAACTGACAACGGTAATACCAACTACAATTACTGCCAATACAACTACACACAAGGAGGACCTAAATCAATCCTTCGCGTGTACCTTAACTGGTCAATCGCTCAAGGTGGATTAGGAACCGACAGGTTATTGGTATTGAAGTTTAAGCTAAAGACTGACGCTCCTGGCTACGCTTGGAATCCTATTGCAATGAACTTTGCGGCAGCATTTAATCAAAACGGAACTGCAGGCTCTACGCTAATGACAACACCTCTTACAAGCGTTATTATGCTAGACCCTACCGCTACTAAGTATGTGAGTCCAACAATCGATTACAACGCAAATGTGGACGCCCTATCGCTTCATCGTATTGCTTTTACAGATAGTGCTGCTAACACAACCTACCTAGTAGACGCTTTATCTGATGGAACGATTCCTGTTGACCAGAATCGATTCAAGCCCAACACAGTTTACCACGTTCGAACCTTATTTAATATGGATTCGATAAAGGACTTGCAATCTGCAGCAGTATCTGTATCAGACTACACAACTGCTCAGGCAGAATTCGTTACACAGAACCTAGATGGTACGTTTAAGAATCAAAACATTATCACAGGAGCTGGATACTATGCAGCAGACGTAAACAATAACCACGTATTCGACGGAGGTGATTTAGTTAAGTTGTACGCGCAGGTAACGGGGGTAGATAATCTGTTTGTAATGCCTAGCAATTATGCTGCAGGAACAGATATGTATGCTAGTGTGCCTACGTTCACAGAAGCTGATTTTAACGGGCTTTCTGCTGCCAACTGGAAGAATGTATCAAACAACTACGTTCGCTTCAAGACGACGAGTATTGGGGCTAATTTACCGCTTAAGCTTAAGTTCGTTATCCCAGGAGATATCAACAGAAGTCACAGCTCTCAGGTTGTCATTAATAACACGATTGCTACTAACGCAGTACCTAGTCTTAAAAAGAATCTAGCTATGACGCAGACAGCCAACTTATTAATCAATACACCGCAGTATATCCCATCTATTGATGTCACAATTCTTGGAAAAACTGTGACAACTAATAGCTTTGAAATACCTGTTAAAGTAGATACTAAGTCAAGCAGTGTTGCAGCTCTCCAATTTGAGTTCGTTTATGACCCAACAAAAGTTAAATTTGTAGCGCTGTTAAACGAGCTGCCTAATACTTGGTACACCTTCATCCAAAACAAGGATGGTAAGGTCGTATTTGGAGCCTTAGACAAAGAGTTAAAGAATCCTGTGACGGGAGAGTTGACTCCGTTTAAGTTAAAGTTTGAGACAATAAATAATGGTGCTGACATTAACTCAGTGATTCGCGTGTCTCCTAATATGGATGCGGCATCTAAGACAGGATACCAGCTAGGGATTAATTTAAACCTAGAGGTTATAAAATTAACGGGAATAAATAACTTTTAAGTTAAATGAAGAAGATAGTAGCATTGTTGTTGATAGTGGCGCTGGCAGCTTGCCACGACATTGAAGTGTTAGAAAAGGAAACAAGCCTTGGTGTAAATCCTAACAACACAGATATTACTAGCCTATTAGTAGAGGGCAGGCAGGCAACTATTGTGGCAAATACAGTAGTAGGAGCCAAGTACTCTGTTCAGATATACAAGTTCGGAAAAACCGAACCTTTTAAAACAGTTGGCTTTACAGCAACGTCTGTAGCCACAATAAAGAGTATCCAGTTGGATACAATCGCCCGTGGGTTATATGACCTTACATTAACAGATGTTTCGGGAGTAACAATTAAAAAACCTTTAATCATTAATTAAAATGGCAGAAGAACAAGAGGGCAATGGCTCATTGAAAAGTATCCTTATTGGACTAGCAAGTACAGTCGCTATTGCAGTGGGTGGATTTGTGACTAAGCAATTAACAGGCGAAGAAGAGAAAGCTGCTGAACCAGCTACAACTGTATCAGCTCCAGCTCCTGTAATTAATATCAATCAGGCAGCGGCGGCTCCAGCGGCACCTACAGGCGGCACAAGAGTTGTTGAGCGGGTTGTAGAGAAGCCAGCGGCACCTAAGAAGAAGACTGAGAAAGAAGCTTTGCAAGAAGAACCTAAGTGGTAATATGCCAACATTAGTGCTTTTAATTGCACTTAATGATGGATAAGTCCGACAAGTATATCTATTTGCGTATAAAAGTATAATATATTGCACTTTTATACGCAAATAGATACAAAATGGCTAATATATTATACATTATTGTGCAGAATCTAGGCATCCTATTGTGCAGATTGCATGAATTTTTCCAAATTTTAATGCACAATTCGGAAGCTATCCGAGTTCTGTAACAAAATTTGCCAAAATCTGTTACAAAATGATGCCAAACTCGGAAGTTAAGGTATCGTCAGTATCAACGATAGTTTAAATTATCGTCGATTCAAGTATTAAGACTACCGATAATGATAAAAATCCAAACCAATATGGGGAGGAAAATGATGAAAATCCAAACCGCAAAACTTGTAAACGATGCAAGTTTCGATAATAGGGTTTGCATTAGTAATGCAAACTACGGTTTACAAATATGTAAATTATTGTAAAAGACACTTAACGTTACTTATAAGGCTATAGCCTTTAATTTGTATTAAACATTTCAGGTTATAGCCTTATGAAGAAAATATTATTCCTGTCTCTATTATTGACAACATTTGCGACAAGCGCGCAGGTAGCCTCTGTTAAGACAGAAGCTTATACAGCCTCGTTTGAGAAGAAGATTAATATCGATTCGTTAATGGACTACGAAGGTCCAAAGATTCCTATTCAGCTATTATCTTTAGGCATCAATGAGGAAGTCTATGCGGCTTATCCTGAGCTTAAAGACAAGCGTGTGGGGCTTGGAGTTACCAACATTGTTATCGAGTTCCTAGAGGAAACTAACCGTTTTACTTTTACAGAAGACAAAGCGGAGATTAAGAACAGGATGGTAAAGCAGTTCCAAGCCTCACAAGCTGGTATCTCAGAAAACAAACTAGACGGCAGAGGTAAGATTAAACTTGCTCAGTACTTTGTTTACATCGAATGCTACGACTTCTCTATTAGCGAAGACGAGTCTATTTCTATCAAAGGAGACACAAAACAAACTGTAGTCACGCGATTAGGTTTACAGGTAAAATTCGTCAATGCAGAGACTGGAGAGTTCTTTACAGGTTCAGGATTAGGAGAAGCTAAAACTACGCGCGAGGCTACGTTAATGAATGACGGCAACTTCGCAGAGGTTAAGTTCAATCAGTCTACTATCGGTACGACTACCAAGAAAGCATTAGAGAATGCTGCGGCTAAGATTATCGTTCGAATGATTAAGAAGAAGATATTCAAGTGAAATGGCTAGGCGTAACCTTATTTATTCTGATATCATTCTGGGTTAACGCGCAAGTATTAACTCAGACATTCGTAGACCCTTGCTCTGGCAAAGTAACTGTTGTCACAGTACCACTAGCCAACGGAAAAACCACAGTAGTTTATAGAGGACAGTACAGAGTGGTAACGGCAAACGATATTACTACAGGTGCACTACAAGCGTGGATTAATGACCTAACGGTTAACTTCCCTTGCCCGCAAGCTACCGTTGCTGTACAGCAAACAGTATCTAACGCTGTATCACAAGCAGTAGCAGCAGCAACATCGGCTGCTACAAGTCAAGCTACAAGTTCTGCCACATCTGCAGCAGCTAGTGCCGCTGCCTCTGCTGCTGTTAGTGCACCCGCTCCATCCTCTAGTGCAACACCTGCTGCACAAAGTGAGGGTAATTCAAGCAGTAACTCGTCACAAAGTGAGGGTAATTCCTCTAGCTCAGAATCAAAGTCAGAATCTAAATCCGAATCAAAAAGTGAAAGCAAGAAAGAATCTAAATCAGAAAAGAAAAGCGAGTCCAAGAAATCGAACGCTGTGGCGAATCCGATTATTTATAGCTCGGACTTTACGGTGGCTCCATCAAGTGATGTCATTTCTATTATCGCAAGCGTAGGGATGAGTCAAAGTTCTCTTATGGGAAACTCTTCTTGGGGCATATCTTCTATGGTATGGTCTTCGTTTGACCAGTTTGCTCTATCAGGTAGATATACCTTAATGAACTTTGAGTCAGGCAAGATGCAATCCATCTCCAACTTTGGTATCACAGGCGTCTATTTAGGGGGCACAACGCTTGGATTTGTTACCGCTGCACATATCCAACCTTTGGGGAAATATGGCGTCTCAGGAGCCAACTATACGCTTAGTGTTGCTGGCGCAGATGCGGGTCTCAACATAAGTAATAACGTTATGCTATTCTACACTATTCCCGTTAAGGTGAGTAAGAGACTGACTATTTCGCCAGATGTGTATCTATCAGGAAGTTCAACAGGATACCTGACTGCACAACAGAAGTTTGTTACATCAGATGACATAGTGTTCCTTACAGGCGCATCTTTCGACATTGCGCTTACTAAGCGCTTTAAGTTTAACTTCGCTCTAAAGACGGGATTCAATACCAATCCAATTATTCCACAAAGTTATTTGGGTATGATTGGGACTAAGATAAATTTATAGGTATATTTACCCAACCAAACAATAAGATATGATTCAGTTTATGATACCATCTGACGCAATCAGCGAGAGAGAGATGGAGCACATTAAATTTCTTGGGATACAGGACTCTAAGACAAAGACTCTTTTAGAGATACTGGACGCGATTGCAGAGATTCCTGTTGAGTCAAAGTTGGAACTCGAGACTAATGTAATGGATGCCCTAGGGGAAATCGTTTCTAAATTAAGAAGATAGCGAGTAGTTTTTCATATAGGTCTTTTATACTAATGCCTTGGTTCTATGAGCCAGGGCATTGTCTTTTATAGATAAAATTTCATAACTTTGGTTTAAATATAACATTATCATATAATGGCAATTTTAATAAAGGATGCGCACGACTTCATTCGTTCCATCATAAAGAAGAACAAAGGCGGGTTTGTAAGTCCAGGAGATATTGACATTGCGATTAATCGTGGCGTATCTGACTGGATGAGCGCTGTTATCTATAAGTATAAGCAGACAGGAAAGTTTGATTACGACCACCTGTTTGTTAAGAAGAAAGCCTTTACTGTCACTCCATCTACTGGAACACAAAGTTTATCCACTACTGATTACGTGGAGGCTTTGACTATCTACTTAACTACAGGTGGTAGCACAAAAGAAGGAACTATATACAACTGGGACGAGTTCTTAGAGATTCAAAACAGCTCTATATTAGGTCCAACTATTGATTACCCTGCAGCAACAATATTTGTTGTGGAAGAGTCGTCGGTAAACGTGCCTAAGATTCAATTTGTACCTGTACCTGGAGTAGGCGGCACTTATGACTATACCTTAGTTTATATGAGAAAGCCTGCTAAAGCTTTCTATAATTACACTACTAGCTCAGGTAACATTACATATAATCCAACGGGTAGCATTGATATTGATATCGATGATAGATATTTCACGGACATTATGACAAGAGCATTAATGTACTTAGGAATCTCATTAAAAGATGGAGATATTGCATCTGCTGAAGCTATGAAAGATGCTAACCAACGTTCTGACGAAAGATAATTATGACTACTAAAAACATATTAGCCGAGCAGATACAGAGGTTGTACGCTCGCTTTCTTGACAAAGATAATCCTTCTGATGTAATTGACTTAAGAGAGGTTAAGTTACTTATTAACCAGAGCATCAACAAGGTGCTTAAGCTGCAGGTAGCAGACTCATTTAAGGCGGGGATGATTGACGTACCTAAGTGTAACTTACTTGAGTACACTTGTCCAGTAACGGCAGAAACAGGAAACAATCGCTCTTACATCACATTACCTGCCATTCCATTAACATTACCTATGGATATGGGAATCTGGTCTATTGCAGCGGCTACAGGAGCAATGACTCCTTATATTCCTATCCCCGCTCAAGATGTTCTTGTTTTTCAGGGAGCCAACTTAAGCTACTTAGAAGGTAAGGTAGGCTATTATGTACAAGGGAAAAGAGTTTATTTTACAAAGAACATTACGCTAACAGCTAACGGAACAGTTACATCTGTCGTAGTTAACTTATTAGTTATGGACTTTAGTCAAATAGGAGACACGGATTTGCTTCCAATCTCACCAGAAGTAGAGTCAGCTGTTATTGACGATGTATTGCAGACAATTAGTAACGGGCGAGTATCTCAAGCGGAGCTTGCTAGTAAACAACAACAATAATGAAGACTAAGAGTTTAGATGTTATTGTAAGAGACACGCTATTAGATAGCGGCTTACCTTTGCATTATTATACAAGATACCTACACCACGGACTACGTTGCTTAGATGAATTATCTATGGACTTTGATATTGGCAACGTTAAGACTGTTGTTCTTAGTGTTACTGATTATCGTCGCGCCATTTTGCCTGCTGACTGTGTTGATGTTGTGGATGTATCTGGAAAGCACGGTGAGCGGCTTTTACCCTTAGAGCGAGTTAGAAACTTAAATAAACTATACAATCGTGATTCAGAGGGCAATAAGATTCCTTATCCTGCAGAGCAATCAGTTAATTACGATGCTGAATTTAATTATAACTTAATTAGCGGTGGTGCAACTATGAACTCCAGAGGTGAGTTGATTGGTCGCTTCTATGGTCGTCAAAGAAATCCTTTAATGACCTACGATATTGACACTGTTAATTCGGAGCTAGTGTTCAGCAACACAATGGATTTGATTGAAGTTACATTAACTTACATCACCTCAGCAGTTTCTCGTTCTACAGCTAACGTAGTAACGCCATACGCTACTGACGTAATAAGTAAGTACATTGTAATGATGGCAGCAAAGGCTGAAAAAGCAAGATTAGGAGAGTATCAATTAGCGCAACAAGATTACCTAAATGCTCGTAGAATTTTTAGAGCTAGAATGAATGCAATGGATTACGCAGAAATGATTGCACTCATCAGAAACGGTATTCACGGCGCACTTAAAAACTAATTAACATAATGGCTAAAGTATCTTTAAAAGCTACAGGCGGATTAAATAAAGATGTTGACCCTAATTTATTGCCTGAAGGCGATTATACGGCAGCAACTAATATAATCTTTGATTCAGGTAAGACAGGTGGTGCTGGAGCAATAAAGATGCTTGAGTCTATTACTGCGGCTGGAATTAACTTTTCTACTCATACTGTTAAAGAGACTCACCAAGCGGCTGACAATCAAATATATGTGTTGACGAAAGATTCAACTACAGCATATATTTATAGAATCTCTACAACACTAGATTCTAAAACGCTTATCCTTAGCTACACACATAGCGTATCTACAGACTTTTCGCCCGACTTAAAGGTACTAGACAGTAATATTGTTTGGAACTATCACGCAACTGGAACACCTTTGCTATTTTCTTTAGATGGATGGTCTACAGCGGTAACTCCTGCTGTTGAAGATTTAAAGTTAGCTAAGCGCACACCTAATAATGTGTTTACTGTTGAAAAGAATCAAGGAACTCCTGATTCAGGTATTGAATTCTTAGAGACTAAAGACTTTCAGTTTGCTGGTAGATACCAATATCGCTCAGGAGAATATTCAGCATTAGGCTCTTATTCTCAGATGTACAAAGGAGCTGATGGAGTATCTAGTTATACTTTTGCTTATTCATTTACAGGAGCGCCTGCTAACGCGGAATACTTTGAGCTATACACTAGAATAGGTAACGCGGGTATTTGGAGACGTATTGACACAGCTAAGATTGGCACCGATACAGGATTAAGTTGGACAGGTCAAATCTATGAGAGCTTAGACATTGTAGTAACAGGAAAACCATTTGATTCGGTACCTGTAAGTGCTAAACATATCGAGATTGCAAAGAACAGAGTTTTCTTAGCAAACATTGTTGACGACTATGATGTGTCTTCAGCTAACTTAGACTTTACAATTTCTGAGGTATCAGGAAACGACTATCAGCCGTCTACGACATCAGGAACTTACGGAACATATTTAACTTCTAGCAACTTAGCAGAGGCTGGTATTAGTAGCCGAGAATCTACTTCTACTGCATACTATAAGCCTTTTGCCAACGATTCAACATATGGCGTTGGACTAGCTTACTATGACGAAGCTATGAAGACGCGCGGCGTTGAGAAGTATGTTAAGTTCAAGACAGGTAAATTTGCATATCCTATCCTTCCTACAATTAGAGTTGGATTGAATGCAGGTTGGGTAAAGCCTAGCTGGGCAAAGTATGCACAGTTAGTATATACTAAGAACATTTCTAAGTCGTATATCTACGAAGGATTTGCAAGTAATATATTCTTTGAGTTATCATCTTTCACAACAGATGCTACGACAAAGGCTATTACAGAGATTACAACTATATCTCAGTCAATTACAGCAGACCAGCTAAAGAACGTTAAGTTTATGGTCGTTGACTTGATGGGAATGTTTAGAGCTGGATATATTTATAACTTCTCAGCTGATGACAGGATTTCAATCAACACTCCTAATGGATTGTTTGATTTTAAAATAGATAGTCAGAACGACAACTTTTTATATTGTAAGTACGATAAAGGCACAATGGTTAACTCTATTGTACCTAACGCAAAGAACTTGTACTTTGAGATTTATACTCCTAAGCAGGTTTCAGAAGACGAGTCATTGTTATTCTATGAGTATGGAAGCTTAATGGATATTACGTCTTGGACAGCATCTACTCCTATTGACGTTTCTGGCGCAGGTACATTAAACACAAACAAGCTTATTGGAGATATGGTCTTCTCTAAGATTGACTTGCCTGTTTATTCTACGGCTCCATTTATTTACAACACATCTAAGTCTAGCCCTAAAGCCTATGCTGAGGATGCTGTAACGGTTGTTAATTCTGTTTTATCAGAGACAATGCAATCGTCAACAGTAGGACCTGGAAGTCCAAGTGACGTAACCGTAATTCCTTTGTTGACTTCATTTGGAACAAACACCGATGAGGCAGTATTAATTGACAGCACAGGAGCTAGTAGCTCAACTGGTCAATATATCCGCATCTCAGGGTATTATGATGCAGCAGACCAAGAGTCTGGCAACAAGCTTAGTATTAACTACTATACAAGAGTAACGCAAACATTCCAGAAGTTAACACCAACTTCTTTAGCTGAGATGAACTGGAGCTTAAATGCTCAAGTGTACCGTATCCCTTACGACAACGTGACTAATACTTATGGGACTGAAGCTACATTCGGAAGCGTATTTATTATCCATTCAGCTACTCTTACAGAGAATGAAAGCGGATTAGTTACAGACTCCTTGGCATTGCAAGAGCTTACTTTAAGTGGATTGCCTGATATAACAGCTAACGACAAGTTTTATGTTAAGCTTACACTTCAGTTGTACACATCTGGTGACGTACAGGCGTCTCAAGTTAGCTTCCAAAAGATTCCAAGCTACTCTAATGGAATGATTGTGACGTTAAACGGAGACAGAATAAAACCTGTTGTATCAACTACTTATAACGCAAATTCTATTGTATCAGGAACGACTAGCAAACTTGTTATTCGCGCATCGTCTACAGCAACAGCTAACCCATTCTGGAACACTTCAGCAGGTAAGCCCGCTGTACTCATATCTAAGAATCTTAATCCTACAGGGAGAAAGAACACAATTCGTTATGGAGGTAATTATGTAGCAGGAACTAAGATTAATAACCTTAGCTCATTCTTTGCCTTAGATAGCGACGATGTACCTATAGAGAATGGGGAGATTATGTCTTTGCAAAGAGTTTCTCGTTTACAAGGAACTGGCAATATGTTACTTGCTTTATGCAAGAACGAAACAGCATATGTGCTACTAGGTGAGCAAGAATTAACTCAGAGTAACAATCAGAGCATATTATCTATTTCATCTAATGTAATAGGCACTATCCGTAACTTAGGTTACAATTATGGATTGCAAGAGAAGCAGTCGGTGTTTAACTACAAAGGAAACGTTTGGTGGTGGGATAACTACAACAAGAAGGTCATTAAGTATAACGAGCAAGGCATTGAGCTTGTAAGCGACAACTTTATGCGCTCCCATTTCTTGACTAAGTCAGGAGATGCAAAGTTTGCTTTTGACCCATTCTACAATATGTGCTTTGTTTCGATTGGTTCTGACACGAATTCTATTGGATACTCAGATACAGAAAAGAGATGGAAATCAGAATATTTATTTAAAGCTGACTACGCAGAAAGCTACGGAGATAAAATGGTGTTAGTAAAGGATGGTGTTGTTTACCTTTCATTACAGTCAGGATATAACGCATTCTTAGGCGCAGCAGCTGTCGATTCTACAATTACTTTTACATTGAACAGTAGATTGCCTATAATGCCTATGAACGTGTCTGTATCGCACGATATGAACGTTATGGACTACAGCCAAGCTAACGGAGTTAAGGCATCTTTATTATCTATTGCTATTACAAACGAGAATGGTCAAGCAAGCGCAATAAACGAAACAAACTTTATCGCAGAAGATAATAGACTATACGCACACGTATTAAGGGATAGCAACTCAACTGGTGGCTTAATAGAAGGAAACTACATAATTGGCTATCTAAATAATTTTGTTGTATCTTTAAAGGATAAAACTCAGAATATGAGGTTGAACTCCTTAGATATAGAAATACAAGCAGTATCAGGACACTCATAACAATAACACAAAATGGATTTAACTAAATTAACTCCCTGGGGAATGGCTGCAAGTGCAGCAGGCGGATTAATTGGTCTTGTAGGAGCATTTGGTAAGAAAAGCGAAGCTGAAAGACAACTTGAGGCTCAGCGTACTTATGCGGGGCAACAAAGAAGTGCATTCAATGCTGGCTACGGAGATTTACTTTCTCAAGCAAAAGGAGCAGCAACTTACCAAGGAGATATTTCTCGTTATACAAAAGTAGAGCAACAAGCTGATTTAGCTAAGCGTATGGCGTCAGGTCAATCGCGTGGAGCTGGAGAGCAAATTGCTAGAGACCAAGCAGCGCAAACATCTGCTAACGCATTAGCTGCCGCACAACGTGGAGCTGGTAGCGGTACTGATATTATGACTGCAGCATTATTAGCTCAACAAGGAGAAAATCAAGCACAAAATACTATTAGTGCGCGTTCTGCTCAAGAGCAAATGGCTTTACAGAATATGGCACAACAGCAGCAATTTGCAGCATTAGGTCAGACAGCTGCAGCATCTGCCAGAGAGAGAGGTTTAGAATTCCAATCATTAGCTAACAAACAAGCTAACATTATGGGAATTACTCAGAATAAACTTGAGGGAGAGATGAATCTTAATCAAAGTTTATTTGAAGGAGAACAAGCTAAGGCAGCCGCATTACAAGAAGCGAAGAGCGCAATCTGGTCTGGTATTGGAGGCATTGCATCTGGTATTGGTTCAGGTATGATGCAAATGGGTAATCAGGCTAGACAGATGCAAAACTTAACAAGTCTGTATAAAATAAATGCTGACCAATCTATTAAGAGTAATCCAGCAGTTTCAGCTTTATTAGGTAATCCATTGACAGGGGCTACAGGGCAAAACATTTCATTCCCATCTTTAGGTGGATTTAAAATGGGTACACCTACAATGACAGCACAACAATCTTTTGATTCTCAAAATTCTTGGGACCCAATCAATAAACAATGGTTCTCAACTGGTAATTAATTATGGCAGGATTCGTTTATAACCCAGCGGAAAGTATTAAGGAGGATTTCCAGCAGACAGGTTCTGCAATGGGAAACATATTTGCGCAAGTGATTCAGCAACAGCAAAGAGATTATGCTCTTGCTGAGAATGCTTTTGCAAATATAGAAGCGCTTAAGAAAGACCTCAATATTTATGGTCAAAAAAGCATTACATCTAAAGCTAATGCCCTGTTAGGTCACGCAAGTTCTGCTATCTTATCTAACGGTAAACTTGACTACAGTAAGATGGGCGAAATTCGTCAAGCTGTGTCTGATATTAAAGACCTTAAGACAGGATATGATTTAGGGGCTAAGGAGTATGAAAGAATGCTTCAGATGGGTTTAGCTAACAAGGAGAACTTAACAAGCTTTGAGACATTCTATAAGGAATTGTCTGCAAAGATGTCTGACGAGAACTTGATTAAGAATCCTCGTGACTTACAAGCTGCTTTAGCTGATACTTATACCAAGAGCTTGGATGCTACTAAAATGTACATTAAAGCATTTACGTCAGCTAATCCTTATAAACCCTTTTCTAAAGATGTTAAAGATAGCAAAGGCAATTTAGTTAGAGTGCAAGGAGAATTACCTGTAGGTTGGACTTCAGACGCAGAAGGCAATGTATTCCCTCCTGCTCCAGTTACAATTAAGAATGCTGATGGCACAACTTCTACGGTCGATTATGCTGACCAAACTGTAGCTCAAATAAAAGCATCTAACCCAGAGGTATTGGCAGCAATGCGGCGTCAAGCTAATTTTTACGGAGAAAACCTAACAGATAAGCAGTTGGTAGAATATTATACTACTAAAGTTCCAATGTTAGCTAAATCACAACAGGTTAAATCTGCTTCAGCAATTGAAACAGAAGAAGCTCAAGCGGATATTCTTGGAGTTAAAGCTAAATATGCAGAAAAAGAACAAAAAGCTGACTTAAATGCAAAAGCAGCATCTGCCGCAGCAAGTTGGGCTCAGGCAGCTTACACAAATGCAAAGGCTCAGCAAGAAGAGGTAGAGATGTTATATGACCCTTTTAAGGATTTCACTAAAGTGTCATTTCCAGGAAGTTCTACAGGAAAGCCTGTTAATCTTACAAAATACCCTATTGGCAAAGATATTAGCCTTAATGTAAATGGTCAACAAGGAGTAATTAAATCTATCGCTAGAGATGAAAATGGCGGGACTTGGGTTGAGGCTTGGCAAAACGGAAGAAATCAAATAACAGCAAATGTCGACAAAAACGACAGAAGAGCAGGGTTTAAATGGAGAAAAGTTTCTAACTTAGAAGAATTTAATACAGAGCTTGCTCAGGAAATAAATGTTGGCGCTGGAATTCCTTCTAAACAAAAAGCAATGGTAAGAAAGGCTATAGGCACATTATATAACTTACCAACAAGACAAAATAATATAATAAGTGCGGCTCCTAAGCCAGCAAATCCTTCTAATACAAAACTTCCTTCACCTGGTGGGGCAATTCCAGTAAACGAATTTTAATATAATACAAAACCCATAATATGGCTAAGAATAGATTAATAAAAAGTTCTCGTGGAAATGGATACGGAATATTGGACGAAGAGACAAATATGGTCACGCCTGTTTCTTTTGATACTAACCAGTTAATCGAAAGTAAAAAAGGTAATGGATTTGGACTTCAATTTGGGGATAGCGTAGTTCCAGTTGATATTTCTGGATTGAGCAAGTCTGATATTAATTTATTTAAAAAAAAAGTCGATACGGAATTATCTGGGGCAGAAAATTCTACGGATGGTGCTCACAACGACGACGCTTGGTACGAGAATCTATATAGTGGCACTATTGGTGTAGCCAAGAATTTAATTGACTTAGTCCCTATTACTGCAAAAGGATTTCTTAGAAGTGCCTCTAAGTCTGCTATGACTCATAGTGGCGCACCTTCTATGTCATTAATTGCAGAAGCAGTTGGTGGTGAAAAAGCAGGTAAGCAGATGGAGGAAATATCTCGTTTATCTGAAAAGAATGCATTAAAAGGGGCTGACCAACTAATTACATACGAAAAACAAAAACTAGCAAAGGGTACATCAAGTATAACGGAATTAGTTGGCAAAGGGTATGTAACTAATGGCGATGCCGAAAATATTGGCTATCAACTTGCAGATGGTATAACCCAGATGGTTGTTGGTGCTATTCCTGGAATTGGAGGAATGGCATTATACTCTAAAAACCTAGAATCAAGATACGAGGAGGCTAAGGCTAAAGGATTTTCAGATGACAAAGCTTTTAATGAGTCTGCAGTAGGCGCATTGGTTGAAACTGTAATTGAAAAAAATATAGGTGTTGACAAGCTAATATCAAAAGGTCTTGGCAAGACTTTATCAAAAGAAGCTATTAAGGATATTAGCGGCGCACTAATATCTAAAGAAGCATTCCAGGAGGTTGCAAAGAAGTACGCTAAGTCATTCTCACTTGAGAACTTAAAGCAAGGTTTTGTTAAAGGATTTCTTCCTGAAGCAGCCGAAGAATTTGCACAAACATATATTGATGGCGCTGAGCAGGATTTATTTGATTACTACGAAAGAAAGCGTAAAGAGGACAACCCTAACGCTAAGTTGGAGTTGTATGACGCTAAAGACGAAGAAGGGGTATTTAATACATTTAATCCCGAGACAGGCAAGGCGGAGCTTTCTCCATCATTTAAATCTAAGACATTACTTGGCGCATTAGATGCTTCGTTTTATGGCGGTTTAACAGGTCAAATGGGAGGAATGTTTGTTGACTCTCAGTCATTTAATCCATCTATTTATTCTACACTACAGAACGCTTATGACTCCCAAGGTAAAGAGGCGTTAGCTAAGTCTGTTGAAACAATTAAAACAGGGTTAACTAAGGCTAACTCTAACGGTAAGTTAGATAACAATTCCTATAACAATGCATTAAAGAATGTTGATAAGATAGCGAGCAACGTTTCTAAGTTTGAGCAAAACTCAGATATAAACTCTTATTCAAGATACTTATTATACGACAATACCGAACGTATTATTCCACAGGAGTCAGCTAAGATAGCTCGCAATCTAGCTGAGATTATGACTCCGCTTGAGTTGCCTACAGAAGACCAAATTAAGAATGACGTTGACAACGACGAAGTCTCTCCGATGTCTTTCGAGCAAGCTAAAGATGTTCCTGAGCCTTTCAGAAACTATGTATCTGTTATTGAAAATGAGAACGGAGAAAAAGCTATCCAAGGAAATATCCCTAACTCTATTGTAAAGGCATATAACGATAATCAAATGGCTGTTCAGGAAGCTATGAACAACCCATTATTTGCTGTACAATCCTTAACAGACAACAGTAGACTCGTATCTATTGAAGACCTAGAAAGAATTGGTCAACAAGGAGGGAATGTCAATCAAGACCCAGCACAGCAACTTAACTTTAAGGCTAAGTTTGAGGCAAACAAGAAGTCTTTCAATAAAGGTCTTCGTGTAATTAACTATGCTAAAGAGATATCTAAGAACATTGTAGATGGAAATGTAGCTGATGCAGAGACATTAAGAAGAGGTTATGCCAACATATTTGCTTTTAACGAGGGAGATACTGTATTCTATGGTAATAAATCTGCAAAAGTTTTGGAAATCTCTCCTAATGGTCAGTCATTAAAGCTATCAGGATTACAGGATAGAGTAAGCGCGAGCGATGAAAATTTATCCTTAGAAGATGCGGAGAGAGAAACTCCTGTGGCTCCAACTACTGAAGCTCAAGTTGAGCCAACTCAAGCTACTGAGCCAGTTGCAACACAGCCTGTTATAGAACAACCTGAAGAAGAAAAAATCACAGGTAGAACTATGCGCGATGCAGTGGATGAATTGATTCCATTTACATATAGGGGTGAGACAGGCGAGATATACAAGCAACGTAATGGTGTAGTTGTGTTTGAAAGCCCTAACCGCGTTTATGAGTTTGGGAATATTAATGATATTGGTAACAAGTCTATTGATGAGTTTGATATCATTCCGCAAGAGATGGAGATTGGAGATGATTTCTCTGTAACCATTGATGGAAAGAAATTTACTAACAAGAGCCAGAACCCTTTCAAGGCAATTACTTACGACGAAGAGGGGAATGCTGTGTCTATTAAATTAGATAACGACAAAGGGCAAACGCGTGTAATTAAAGGTACGCGCGCGATGTTAATTGATGCTAAATATAAAATAAAAAAACTATTCAATGATGCAACAAGAGACCAGCTTGCAGCCGCAGCAGATGACGCCGCAAGACAAGCAGCAACAGCTCCAGAGACTACAGGAGAGTCTGGACAAACTACCACTACAACAGAGGGTAAGCCTATTGAACAAGCACCTTCAATTGCTCAACAAGAGTACGACAGAAGAGTAAAAGAAATTCGAGCTAAATTAGCAGAACAAGAAAGCGAACAAGCTACTCAGAATAGACAAGCTGTAGCTAACTTAGCAGCATCTTTATATACTGCTGGAATTAATGTAGAGATATTAGACTCAAATGCTATACGCGCAAAGTATGACAAAGAGGCGTCTCAGGGAATGTTCCTTAATAACAAGGGAGTAATCGTTATTAACGAAAGTGTACTTCCAACTGAGTGGGGTAAAACTATTATCTTCCACGAAGGAACTCACCCTATTATTAATATCATTCGCAATACAGAGCCTAAGTTATATAAGCAATTAGTAGCTGCGGCAAAAGAGGAAGCTAAGACTAATCCAGAAGTTAATAAAATATTGCAACAGATACGCAATACTAAGGCGTATGGCGACGAATTTACTCGTAATGACGAATTGGTTGCCGAATTAATCGCTCGTGTTTCTAGTGGAAAGTTAGACCTTAATCAAGTCAAGCCTAGCTTTAAGCAGTCTGTCATTGACTTTATTAACAAGATTGCTAAGGCAATAGGATTGAATCCAATATTAAAAGATTCAGACCAAGTTGCTTTGACAAAATTAGCTACTCAGATATCTGATGTATTAAACGCAGGTAAAGATATTTCCGAAATTGTTGGCTCTAGTAATGTATCAAAGTTCGCGGTTGCGTCAGATATTAATACCGAAAGCGAGAATAGCGCTATTTACGGAGGAGGTATTCAGCAATCGGAGATTGAAAGAGCTAAGGTTACAGATAAACCTGTAGTCAATGTGTACAAAGAAGAAGGCGTATCTGATTTGCCAATCAGGTCTCTTAAAGACATCTATGATAGCTACGGAGGTAAGGTTGTGTTTATTAATTCGGACCCGACTAAAGTTGGCAATCTAAAGCTTATATCTGGCAAAGAAATATTCTTGTATGGTGGTCCTGAGTATATGTCTTTAACGAAGAATATTGAAGGGAACGTCGGATTTGCCACAACACTAGAGTCTAAAGTTAAGACTCACGACAAGCTAAGAAACAAAGTTTTTGGAGAGGGAAAGGGTGTTACAATTGTAGCTACGCAATCGCCTGACTCCATAATGTCAAACTCTTATTCATTGAGATATATTCTTGATGCAATAACCCAGTTGCCTAAAAACATAACATCAGACCCTGCATTTAAAAAAGAGTTTTTTGGCGAAGATATTAAAGCTTTGCAGCTTGCTTTCGGCACTGAAGCGTATGACGCTTTTGTTAAGAAATTCAAAAATACAGACTTTAGTTCAACAGAATCTATAGGTGTAATGATAGACGAACTAGGATACAAGTTATCTAGCGCATCTACACCTGCAAGTTTCAAAGCAAGAAAAGCTTTGACTAATAATCTTGTAGCTGGATTTGTTACTAAAAGTTCTAGAGTAGATACTAAGAATGAAAAAGGATTCGTCTCGGTATCGCCTAAGAAATTTATAGCAAAATCTCTTTATGACGAATTTGGGGTAAATGCAGAAAGTATCATTAAGCAAATCGGCAATAAAGATATTGTTGATAAGTTCTTTAATGAAGGAATTTGGGGATTAGCAGTTAGTGGATTTGAGACGTCGCCTGAATCAAACTATGTTTCTATACAAGACAAAGGAGTTGCTCATCCATTGTTTAACGCTAAGTTTTATGGAGAGAATCCTTTTAAATTAGATGCGGCATACAAAGTTGATGACCTAATCCTACCTATTGAAAGTGGCGAAAGTAAATCAGGTAAAGTTTATCTAGATAAATTTGGCAATCCAAAGCCATATGAGAAAAAGACTTCATTACAGTTGGCTGCATCAATTTATGTAGGAGGCGATATCGAGGCTCAGCTTTCTGACATCGACCGCACATATTCCCCTGAGACTACAGTAGCAGAAGCAGGGATGACTATGCAGGAGAGAGAAGATTGGAAGAAAAAGAACAAAGTAAGCCAAAGACAAGTAAGAAATCCATTAGTACAAGAGGCTGCAAAGAACCTATTAGATGGAAACATTACTTTAGATGGATATGTTGATGTTGTAAGGTCTAATCAACCAATAAAGCCATTCTTGCAGGTGCCTAAATTACCTACGTTAAAAGACGTTATTTCTGCGTTAGATAATGGTAAATTAGGGAGAGGTGGAATAGTAGGAGTAAATCGCTCATTTAATGATGGCGATAAAGTTGCTACACGGTTAGATATACCCGCTTACGAAGATTACGACACTTGGGTTGTTTCTATTCACGACCAGTTAAAAGAGGGTAAAGTATTAGCTTATGGTCAAACTGCTGTATTAAAAAATGTCCAATTTAAAACAAGCGCAAAAGGCGGTATTGGTATAGCAATAAAGAATGATAAAAATACTATTGCCCGTATGTTTGGGGAGTGGGCAAATGAAAGCCCAGAATCTGTTCACAAGAGAGCTGAGCAACTAATTAATGACCCTCAATGGGTACAGGTTGGAATGAATCCATTCAGACATAGTTTCTTTTATGACAAATCAACTGGAGAAGCATTATTAGGTGCAGATGAAGTTATTCAAGTAGGGTCATTAGTATTAGCTAAGAATGTTGAAAGAGCTCCATTTGGAAGCCAAGCGTTCGTAGATAACTTCTCTTTTAAGAATAATGCAGGAGAAACAATTCAATTCTCAGACATTAGCCGCGATGATAAGCGTATTCAGTTTGTAAGAGAAAATCTAAAGAATTACTCTAAGTCAGAGATTGTTGATGCGCTAATGGGTGCACCATTTAATCTAACTAAAGAGAAGGCAGAAGACATTGTAGCTCAAGCATCTTATGACCCATTAGCTCCATCGCTACCAACTGATAACCCAGACTTATCTATTCCAGAAGGTTCTAAATTAAATCAGAAAAGCAAGGTTGTTGATGAATACAACGAAGGATACGATAAAGAGAAAAAAGGCTTATTGACTAAAGCTGCAGGGTTCTGGGCTGAGAAGATGAAGTACATCGCTCTTCAATATGATAGTAGATTCTTTGCAAGAAGAAAGCTTGATGTAGCTAGTACAGAAGAAAGCTTAGCTAAAGCTAGATTAAGGACACTTAATGGTGTTGCGTACGCGGCTGGGCAAGAACTTTCTAAGCACTACAATGACATCTTTGGTAATGGGCTAGAAGCAGAAGGAGAAAGAGCATTAAACTCTATGATATTTAACTTGCGTATCTTACAGATTGATAAGAACACGGAGCAAAAATATCAAGATGAAATAGAGAAATTAACTCTTGATTTTTCTAAAGAAAATAGAAGATTACCTTCCGCTATTGAGGCTAGGTCAATAGCTATGCAAGCTAGAAAGAATGTGCCTGTTAAAATGCACGGTAAGACGAAGAACGGTATACCAGCTACATCACAAACAGCGCAATCGTTCTTAGATGGCTTAAGAGCTGAACTTGGAGAGTCTGAGTACAATATGCTTAGAGCTCGTGCTGAATTGTTTAGGAAGGTCAATAATGCTCAAGTAATCAAACTTAGAGATGCTGGATTAATTTCTAAAGAGGTAGCTGATACTTATAAGGATGACTTCTATGCTTACAGAAAAACTCTTGAAAGACTTTATGGCGAGCAAGATAGTAGCGTAATTATGCTTAATGGCGTTACGTCTATTAAAGGTTGGTCATCTTTATCTAAAGAGGGTGCCGAAAACTACCTAGAACAAGATGCTAGACTATTGCTAGCTGAGAGCTTTATTGGAACTGCAAGAGCTATAGCTAAGAACAAATTGCGCGAAGCTATTTTTGACGAAAATATTAAAGTAGATGAAAACGGTAGAGAGCAGTCAATCATTGACAAAGAAGGCAGAAAAGTCGAATTCATTAAACCTGCGAAATACTTAAGAGATAAGAATGGCGACATTCGTTCTAATGGAAAAGAACTATCTGTAGCGGATGCAGATGAAGGATTCGTTAATGTCCCATACAAGAAAGATGGCATTGTTAACTATTTCCAGATGGAGAAAGAAATGTTCAACCAAATTGAAGGGAACAACATTAAGTGGAAAGACAAAAGTGCTTACTATGATACAACTGACTATGCTAATAGAATCTTAACAGGTTTTGCTACAAGAAATAACCCGTTCTTCTGGATTGGCAATATCCCTATGGACTTACAACAACAAGTATTCTTTACAGATATTTGGACACAAGGAAGCCCGATTAAATCAAACGTGTACGTAGCTGGGGCTAGAGCTATCGCTCGTACCATCAAGTTTGCTAATCTGTTTGGTAGAAACACTGAGCTTGTGGACAATTTGCTTGCAGAGTATATTGCGGCAGGTGGGGCTATGGATAGAATGTCTACGATGAAAGAACAGAGACAAAGAACTATCGAGCTATCTTTATACGAAGGGGAAAAGAATAGCAAAGGTCAATGGATTAAGAGTAAGTTTAAGGCATTTAATTCTAAGATGAATGAGGGGACTGAGATTGCGATGCGTCTAGCGGCGTATGACCAAGCTAAGAATAACCTTATTAACAAGTTTAACGAGGATAACAATGGAGCAAATCCTAGTAGCTCAGATATGTTAAAGATTCAAGAGATTGCTGCGGCACAATCTAGAGCTTATACAGACTTTGCTCAAAGAGGAACTGACGTGCCAAATCTTAATATTGCATATCTTAACTCGGCTATTCAGGCATCGGGGGTGGCACTTGAGTATATTAGTGACAATCCAGCTAAATTTGCAAATAAAGCTTCTCAACTTGTCATTGGTAAGTTCTTGGGGACTCTGGCTATTATGGCATTAATGGGAGATGCTTATGATGAACTTGATGAATACAGAAAAGACTTGTACTCATTTATGTTCTCATTTGATACTAAAATGAAGGATGATAAAGGGAATCCAATCTTTGTTACAGCTGACATAAAAAATAACCCGCAGTTAATACCATTGCTTGGGGTTTCAAGAGAAGCGGCTGAGATGTCTATGAGATATTTACGAGGAGACAAACAAAAGGATTACACAGTTGGCGGAACAATTGATAGAACAATTGAGTTGCTTAATCACGCTTTATTTGGAATCGTTCCTAATGTAACGTCTATCGAAGATTTAAAGAAAAGTGGTGCTCAAATATTAGCAAAACACACATTAGCTAATATTGCTATAAAAGGATTTATGGGATTTGATGCTTTCAGAAACAGAGATATCGAGAAGGCAAAGGATGCTGATGTATCTCCATATATGAGAGGTCAAGACGACAAATCAATACCTTACTTCTATAAGGCAATTGCAATGTCTATGGCTAATAACACATCCGAAAATCAAGTATCTCCTGCTAAATTACAAGCTATGGCAGAGACATTGATTACATCTCCAAGCACAACTCCTTGGGTTGGATTAGCTTACAGCTTGTTATCTGATGTTGCAAATTTAATTGTACCTGCTAAATCTCAAGCACAGAAAGGGGAATACTCGGTATCTGAAAGTGGTGGCAAATTACTTAAATCGTTAACTAAGAAATTCGCAACTTATACTGATGCTGAGAAGGCAGAGATTAGAAGCAATGATGTGTTGTATAAGATGTCTAGAGAAGAAAGCTTGAGATTTAATGATACCGAAAGAAAGATTGACACTCAGTTAAAAGACTTATACAAGGCTGACCCTAAAAACTTCTTCACCAATGTGGATAAAATGGCAAAAGAGGAAGGGTATTGGGAGAATGATTTAATTATGAGTAGAATTGATGCAAGAGCTAAGAATATTGATAATGCTGAATATGACAGAGCATTTATTAAGAGTGACATAGCCAACGAAGTTAAGATTCTTTTCCATACAAAAGGAGTTGAGGGTAAGGCTAATTTGTTAAAGTATATGTTTGAAAAGGACGCTACAAAGGCGCGCCAAGTAATTGATGGATTAATTGATTACGGAATGTCAACAAAAGAGGCTTACGACACAGAAGATTTGTACTTAAAGTCGATAAAATAAGATGATAAAGAAGACATCAGGAGGCTACAAGTTAGTCTCCAAAACAACTGGACGCAACCTAGGAACTGCTAAGACTAAGGCAGGTATAGAAAAACGTGAAAAACAAGTGAATTATTTTAAGTATATTGCGTCGAAAAAGAAGAAATAATATGAGTCTATTAGATATTCAAAAGGCTACCGTTCAGAAACAAGCCTTTGGTAAATTAATGAGTGACTACTCAATGCCAGAAGGGGAGAACGAATCAGGTGAGTCACCTCAAGAAGAGTTGTTATGCGAGATGTTAGAAGCATCTGCGCAGGCAAAAGTTTTCCATTGGCAAACTTCTTCTTTTGCAGAACACGATGCACTAGGAGATTTTTATGAGGAATTCAATCCTTTAATGGATAAATTCATTGAGTCTTACCAAGGATGCTATGGTCGTATTATGCTAGGTTGTGATATGGAAGTGAAGCCATACACAATGGACGCTCCAATGACATTTATGTCTTCATTTAAAGACTATGTATCAGGAGAAGCTAGAATGTTAGTAATGGGTAACACTGCCTTATTAAACATCTTAGACGAGATTAAAGCATTAACGGAGCAAACATTATACCGCTTAACTTTTAAGTAATATGAAAAATGGGTTATACGCTAATATTCACGCTAAGCGGAAACGAATTGAAGCTGGTTCTGGAGAAAAAATGAGAGCTCCTGGAGCTAAGGGTGCGCCTACAGCTAAACAGTTTAAGCAAGCGGCTAAAACAGCTAAGAAGAAATGATTAACGATTCTATCAAGAACAAGTTAGAGAAGTACGGTCTATCAGGCGTAAACAAGCCTAAGAGAAGTACTCAGGGTGGTAAGTCTCATATTGTCCTAGCAAAGGAGGGAGACCGCGTTAAACTTATTCGCTTTGGTCAGGCAGGGGTTAAGACTAACCAAACTGCAGGTCAACGTGAGGCGTTTAAATCTCGTCACGCAAAGAACATTGCGAAGGGGAAGATGAGCGCGGCTTATTGGGCAAACAAAGTAAAATGGTCTCCAAGTAAAACAGCATCCCCATCTAAGAAATGGGTTAAAGGTTCATAATTATGTTATCTAATCTATCAGATTTATTATTTAGTAGAGTAGACCCTGACCCAGTTCAGGCGCCTGCTACGTCACATACTTCAATGGTGGGTATGTCACCTCAGTCACAAGCTCAGGCTTCAGCACCAATGCCGCAAGCTAAGTACTTGCAGGCAGGACAACCTGTTAGTCAGTTCAATGCTGTAACAGCTAATATGAGCGCAGGTAATCCTACAGGAGCTGTCGCTGAAGACAAATACAAAGCATTGCTTAAAGGAGATTACACTTCATTAAACCCTAAAGACTTTGGAGGTTCATCTGAGAAAGCTTTTATGGCAGAATCTGATGCAATGAAGTTTAAGCGCTCAAGAATGAGAGATGGAATCTCTGAAGCGGAACTCAATAAGATGTTGTATTTTAGAGAGCAAGCAGATGAGAAAAGAGCTGAGCTTATGCAGTCAGGCAACTTGTCTAGAAAGCAAATCGATGACAAGGTAATCCAGCATCTAAAGTCACTTGGATACTCTGGATACTAAACCACATAAACGTAACTGTCCTGTATGCCAAAAAGAACTTGGATATAAGGATATTTACGAAAGGAACAGGTCAGTCAAAAACAACCTGCCCTGCAAACCTTGCTCTAGTATTTTAAAGAACCATAAAGGTTATTATCAAGAAATAGAGATAGCTTGGTTTAATGCTAAAGTCAGAAGGGCTAAGCAAAGAAGTTACGAGTTTACAATTACAATAGAAGATATTTGGGACATCTACATCGCGCAGGATAAAGTCTGTGCCTTGTCTGGTGTCCCAATTGATTTTAAGGGTACAGCATCTTTGGACAGAGTCGATAATTCACAGGGGTATGTGCGCGAGAATATACAGATAGTTCACAAGGACGTTAACTATATGAAGTACACCTACTCTCAGGATTACTTCATAAAAATGTGTAACTTAGTGGCTTCAAAACATAATGTTGAGCGTGATGAAGAAATCAGCTGAGTACTACAAAAAGAATCCTGAAAGTTACGCTAAGAAATTAGCGTACGATAAGAAGCATAACGCTAAACCAGAGCAACGCGCGAAGAGAGCGGAGTTAGTAAAGGTTAATCGCGAGCGTGGCACATACGGCAATGGAGACGGCTTAGATGCATCTCACACTAAGAAAGGTATTGTGATGAAGAAAGCTTCTGTTAACAGAGCTTCTAAATCAGATACAGCTGGCGACAGACGTGCGCGCGGAGGCAAGAAGTAGTTACTCCTTATCTTCTCCTAGGAAATCCTCTCCCTTGTAATCAGGATGATTCTTCTGCATATATTCTATGCCCTTAATCCAGTTGTAGGTTATAACATAAAAGATGCCAAAGCCTATAATTAGAGCGAATAGTACTGTCATAGCTTCTCTATTTCTTGTCTAACTTCGTCCCAATAGTTTAATATTGCCACAAGTTTATGGTCTTCTAAATTAGAAGCAACCACCATGAATTCAAATATTTCAACTATTTCATCCACTGCAATTATTGCGCATCTCTTAGCGTCCAACTCGCTTGCATAATATTCTTCCCCTACTGCATCTGTTCCAAGATATAAGGTGAACTTCCTTACAAGTTCTTTTGCTTTTTCTTTTGGTGTCATAGCTTCTCTATCTCTTGTCTAACTTCCATAAAATAATCATAAAGGGCATCATTAGTCCAGATTGAAATCTTTAGTAGCTCTTTTACTGCAATTATTGCGCATTGTTTAGCTTGTCCCCAAGCCTTGTATTCCATTGAAACACTACCTAATGGAGGATTATACCACGCTTCATTAGGGGTAGTCTGATAGAATGCATCTACCATCTCTTTAGCCTTCTCTTTTGCTGGTCTCATCTTCTTTTAATGTAATAAATCTTTATTCCAAAGCTTAGCCAAGAAAACGTTAAGCTACCTTGATAAAGCCAATCCCCCATACCCCATTTGTACCAAGTGATGGCTGGCAAGAATTCAAAAATGGTTTCTAACCTTACAAATTCTATTCTCATTTCTTTTCCCTTAATTTATTTAATCGCTCCGCTAAGCTTTCCCTATTCTTAAGAATGCGATTCTGTATCTCATCCCAATGTTTGTAGCTGTCCATCCTATCCTTGTTATGGTACACCTCGCGCTTAATTTCCTCGGCAACGAATAATGCTATCGTATCCGTTTTTACGCTACAGGGTAAATCTAATCTATGGATTCTATTCTCTAGCTCCCATAGCTCCATATCTTGGTATCTCATTGTAATAAAGTTGATTCGTATAATACTTTCTTGTCTAAGCCCTCCTTTTTAGGCGCCTCGTACATTTTCATTACATCCATCGCTTTAACGAAGTACGCCTCAAATATGGTGCCTTCTTCAATGGATACTAAGGCTAAGAAGTCTTTGTTAGAAGGGTTAATTGTCACGGGGTCGTTAGGTTGAAACACCCAACTAACAGGGTACACTCCCATTGCAATACAAGACTTAACGTGAATCTTTGCATCCCCACAAGTAATGTCAGCGTCGTACGACTTCTTCTTAGCAGAGTACACCATAATATCTGGCATTGTCGCATCCTTACCATCTCGAAGCAGGTAATTCCAAACGGCAAACTCAGCCATCTTACCTATATAAATGTCAGCTATAATCTTCTTTACATCTGACTGATTGCGCTCAGCATACTTTTGAATGTTTGTATTGAACACTTGCTTTGAAAACATATCCGCCAGCTTCTCTTGGTAGGTGTCAGGCGCGATAAGCTTTAGTCTCTTTAGTTGCATACGATAAAATATGTACGGTTAACTTATAATGTTTTTTCCCTAGGCTCTCATCAGGATAAATCTGGATTCCCTTGCAGAACTTCTTAGAGTCGTCTACTATGTAGTGAGCCTTCTTCATAGTATCCTCAAGAATCTTAATCATAGGCACAGTATTGCTGGCGTCTAAGCGACTATTGAAGTATAATGTGATAATATACTTGTCAATCTTTTTAGCGCGCTTAGGAAGCAATTTAAGGAAGAGGTTAGACCAAAACTCTTTCTCCTTGTTACGGAACGACCAGTGTCTATTCGCGTACCATTTGTTAAGAGATAGGTCAACCCCTTCCCATTCTAATTCAATTCTTGCAATCTCTTCGTCTATTACCATTAGTGGATTCTTAGTGTCTTCTCACCAACGGTTAAGTTGACATCTAGAGCTATTGGGTGACCATTGGCGGACAAGTTTCTAACCATCTTGCCTAGGAGATTAAATCCTATGCCTCGTTGATTGTTCTCAAGTCCTGATATCTGCTGAACGGTATTGAATCCCGCCTCTCTAGCAAATACTGCCTGTGTCATTCCAAGTTCAGTTCTAATTTCTTTGATTATGTTTATCATCTTCTTTCTCTTTGGCAAACTTAGCTTTCGCTGAGTCTATCTTTTGGCGGTGTAGGCTGTACAATTGTGTACCTATATTATCCCACACCTGATTGAATGTTCTATTTTCCATTATGATAGGGTTACTCTGATTGATGTTGAACTACTCTTAGCGGGTGGGAAGTATTCCATTGTCTCGCCTGTTTCCTCGTCAACTAATGTTGTCTTAGATTTAAGTGTTTTAGCAAAGGTCTCAATATCCTTTAGGCGCTTAGTCTCCGCATCTACGCGAGCCTTTTGTTCTGTCCAAGCTTTTGTTTCAGAATAGTCAAACTTGCCTGGAGAATCTACCGCCTTCACCGTTGCTCCTAGTACATTAGCTTCATTTCTGTCGTATGTTTCTAGTTCAGTAATAGCAAAGTCCTTAAGACCCTTCTCTAACTCCTCTAGCAAGAATATGTACTTTCTACATAATGCTAGGTCTTTTAGAGGTTCTCCGCCATTGTAAGCCATATCCTCAAGATATTGGCTCACAATGTTTGTCATTTCTCTTTTGTCAGCGGAGACAATTGTACTTTTCTTTAGTGTCGCTAATTCGTTCATCTTAGAAAGGTAGTTCGCTTGAGTCAGCTGGTTCGTCAAATGCAGGAATAGATGATTCTTGCGGAGGCATAATAGGCTCAGGCTGGCTTGCAACAGCTTCCTCTGTAGAAGCATTAGCGTTCGCCTTGCGCTCTTTAAAGAATAAAGCTAAGCCATCGTACTTTTCATCAGACGATTTACTAACATTTGCCTCAATCTCATCCCCGATTTCAAATACAGGGACGTGATACTTAACAGCTCCCTTCTTCTCTTCCTTAGAACCTGTTACCTTAACATAGTTAGTCAACAACTTCTTTCTATTGTCGTTAGCGAATGTAGACCAAGCGCCAAGAGCTGATGCCTTTAATGCAAAGTTTACAATCTCTCCGCCTAATTCAGCGTATAAGCTAACGTGGTAATCTCCTCCAGCCGCGTTGACCGTTGGCTTGATTTCTTGGTAGAATCCTTCAGCAATTACTCTGTTCTTTGTTCTTACTGTTAGCACCTCTGCCTTAGTATTCTTTACCTCGTTAGCGTAGATTCCTGCCTTAGCATTCTCGTCCCAACCCTTGATTGTAGAGAACTCATCGTAGTGGATAAACTTGATAGGTAGCGCCATAACGGACTTGCCTTCTGCTTTCTTATCGAAAACTTTGAAACCTTTCTCGTCTGATGACCAAGTTAGGTACTTTGTTACTGGTGACTGCGCGGTCGCAGTGTGTGCATCTGAACGTGCCATATTTTTTATTTGTTTGGTTTAATTAACTGATTCGTAAGTCATTTCAAAAATGTCGGGCTTGCAAGGGTAAAACTCTCCCTTAACACCCTTGATGATATAATCACCTTTACTTGCCAACATATCGCCCTCAAGTGTTTCGATAACTACTCCTGTAAGTGGGTGAGACTTTATTTTATCACCACAAAATTCTAACAAAAGGTCTATGTTATCTTCTACTAATTGAATTGCTTCAATTACTACTGGCTTTTTTCTGTATTGTGCCATTCTATTTGTTTGGTTTAATAATTTACTGGTTCTGGAATTTCGAATTGTGTCAAGAAGACTGCTCTATTTGTGAGTCTGTCGATTCTGCGTTGAACTCTTGACTTTAATGCACCTCGTCTGGTGTAATTGTTTTGGTCGTTTACGAGTACCTCAGCCTTGCTGATTACGTCGCTGTAGCGTGTTTTTCTCATTGTTTGGTTGATTTCTTTAACAAAGATACGGGATAATATTTATAAAACAAATAGTTTACAAAAAAAGATAGCCCGCATAACAGGCTATCTTTAACACACAATGAAATCAAATCAACAACTATTCGCTCAATGTTTTTTGCTTGGTTGGGTAACGTACTTATAAGTAACAATTTCCGCGCCATCGTAAAACTTGACTTCATTTTCTGCCCTTGTGTCATTCTTGTAGGCAGATAATTCTTCTTCTAACTTAATCACATCCTTTTTTAATCGAGTAAGGTACACTAGCGCGTCCATTAACTCTTCTCTCAGGTGTTGTGCCCATTCAGATACTGACAAATCTGTCCTGTCCATATCAGTTCCATACTTATCGTACCCTTTCTTGGCTCTATCACCAAACTCTTTTATGATTTCAAATACTACACTATCTGTGAATGTAGTTACTTGTTCAACTTCTTCTTTATTATAAGACTCCATACTTCTCGAATATTTCATTTACTTCTTTAACACAATTATCTTGAGCCTCTTTATCTTCTAACTCAGCTATTCTAGTTGCAATGGTATAGAACCTGTCTGCTTGTTTAGACGCAACTACCATCATATCTAGGTAGTGAGCATATCCATTATTCCAGTCCTTATCCTCATCAGGGACATCTTCTTTAGGAATAACTTTCATTAGACTAGATGTTTGCCTATCAATCTCAGACATAAATAACTTAGATGTCTTCTTGATGTTATGCATATAAAGATTAGTTGGCATAATCTTCAATTCAATGAAGTCGTAAAGACTCATACACTTTGCATAGTACTCAGCTAGATTTTTAGCTTCTTCGTCTGTTAATTTTCTCACGTTGTTGGTTGGTTTATGTATGATTGTATTGTTCTTAAGTCAATTATTCCGCCGTTGTTTCTAAAGAACTTATAGATGTTCCAAGCGGAGATGCCTAGCATATGTGCTTCTTCTATAAACATCTTACGGGCTTTCAATACCCAGAGCCATCTGCCTTCTTTATAGAATTTATCTAATAACTCCTTATTATACTTGCCTGAGAATCGTTTAATCTTTTTGCGAATCAACTCATTCAAGTAAGCCTCGTTGTCCCACATCTCCTTCTTACGCAGATAAATCTTGTTTCGTTCATTTCGTTTATGAAGATGAAACAATCCATTACTTGTCATCTCAACTAAGTGTGGATAACCACATTTCTGACAACGGAATGTTCTTCCTAGGTTTCTGCGGACAAGTCTTAACTCGTGAGGATTGTGGCATTCCCTGCAATCAGTGCGATGAAAATCTATTCTAGGCATTACTCCCAGTCAGTATCAACAAACAAGGGTGAGTCGAATGTTAAGCTACCTCTTACGTTGTATTCAAAGTAGTCTACAGCATCGTCGTAGTCCATATCTTTAGCCAAGATATCAATGCATTTTTGAACTGAATAGACCAACTTCATTTGCTGTTGTTCTAATCCGATGATTGCGTCATCAAACCCATCTGCGACAACAAAAGTTGTTTCATCGCTAAAGTACTCGAGTATCTTCTTTACCATAATTACATCTTGGATGATAGTCGACCAATAACCTCTTCAAGTATCTCTCTTGTTAATGGTTCGTGGTCAATGTTTGCGTCTTGTGAGAAATTGGCTAACTTATTCTTTTCGGCTAGGCTTACTTTCTTTAGTAGCCATTGAAGCTCATCTATGCGGGTCTTGTATTCGTCGCATCTTTCTTCGCTAACATACTTGCTTAGCTTTTCTTGATTGGCTTCTTTTAGTTTTGCCCGTATATTATTCATACGGTCAAGGATTATTTTCTTTATCATATCTTTAATCTAGCGACGAGGATAGGATTCGAACCTATATGAATGGATTGATTTCTGTGGTATAATTCTCCATTCTAACCAACAATTAGCGTCTGCCTCGAGGAAAGTTCCCCCTATTCCGCCACCTCATCAAAAAAAAAATGCTGTCTTTCCAGCTGTCATACTTGTGACCTTGCAGTGGCAAACCGTGTATCGAGGGTTATACGACTGAGAACCTCAATGCCAATATTTAGAGTCGTATATTTATACAAGTAAATTTTTAATTATACATAGACTTTGCTTTCTATCATATAACCCTTTGAAACTAATTTTCTTGCAATAACAACATCATCTTCTTTTCTAATCTGCTCTATAATTTTAACATCAGGTATGAAAGATAATGCCTCTGCGACATTATCTCCTTGTTGAGTAGTTACTTGCACTAAGCATCCCGCCCCGAAAATTTCCATTGCCTTAGTTGATTTCATCCAACCTTCTTGAACACTAGAAGCCTTACAGATTAATTTAAATGCATCTCCATCCCCCCAGAATACAATGTCTTTTACGTTTTTAGTTGCACCATTTGTATCTGTGTTCCCTAATGATTTGGCTTTTTTCTCGCCGTGCGATACTGGAATGTTACTATTCTCCATTTTATTATTTATTTAGTTAGTAGTCAGGACAGGATTCGAACCTGTAAAAGTTATATACATAGCTACACTCTATAACCGCCTGTTTTAAGAGCGTCTACCATTCCGCCACCTGACTATATTTGCCGTCTTTCCGAGCTGTCATCTACTTGCAAGACACGTTAGCTGCAGCACCTTCTTGCCAATCCTCTTATAGCCGATTTTGTAATCAGGACGGGATTCGAACCCGCATTTTGCTAATCGTTGTGAGCCTATTTAGCATTCATCTCGCCGCTTCTACGATTGCGTCTACCAACACTAATTTATCAGTTGCAACTAATAAACCATTGTATATCTTCCGCCACCTGACTAAATTTGAATAGCTTAGGTACTATTCGCGAGGAGTTTCTTACTGTAGCGCTCCAACCACCATTCAGAGGGTCTATGTCCCTTAACGATTCTTGTGAGTTCTCTGCATAGCCATACACAAGAGGCTGAAATAGGGGGTGGATTCGAACCACCAATACTCGGCACTAAAACCGCTGCATTGTATAATAGAGTTGGTAAGTATTTCACGCAGTAATCCAACTCTATGCGTCTGCCATCGTCAGGGGACACCCCTAACCGTTCCGCCACCCTATTTACCGCAGGAGACGCCATCTCATAAGTCAGACGACTCCCGATTTCCTTCTTTCAACTGAAAGATGAACTTGTTTCTAACCCTGACCCAAAGGTAGTAAACGTTTTTGTTAAGTCAAATTTTTGGACAAATAAATTTTAAACTCTCTTATTGCCCTGTAAGATGCTTGTTGCGCTCGACCTTTGGCGTGAATTAATCTGCTAAGATTTGTTCTTATCATATCAATGTCGCTATGGACTATCACACCTTGTTTAAAGTTTACCTCTTTTGGTTCAACATTTTCTTCAAGGTACTTAGTAGCCCACTGGATTGCTTTTTCATAGTTTTCATTCTTTGCATTGTTTGCCATCTTACGTCTACCTTATATAAATACCAATCAAAAATCTTAATGTGTGGGACTATGTTATACACTAGCTCCCTAGGGACGAACTGATACTTCTCCATCCTGTAAATCGTGCCACAAAACTTGAGGTAAAAACCTCTTACTCGTCGGAAATTATACCTCTTGAATTCCATCTCTGAATTTGCTGATAGTGGAAGCATTTGTCTTTGTCCATCCGTGGTAAGCAAGGTTAGCCTCGATTCGGTCATTAACTGCACCAAGCAATCTGTAACGATAGTTTCCTTCTTTGTCATAGAAGTTAACTCTTAAATCATTGTAGTCCACAACGCAAACTTCGCTTGCATCAGCTGACTTGTAGTTCATTAATTTAATTTTCTTCATCTTCATCGTAAGTTAATTGTTTAACGAGGTCTTCCATAAAGCGCGCCTTAAAGGCTACCTCTTTGTTTCCGTTCCAAAATTCGCTGTACTGCTCGCGTGGTATAGCGTACCACAGGTCTTCATAGGCGTTCCGCCAGAACACATATGGGTAAAGAAAGATAGATTTATTCTGCATTTGCGTATGTTATGTTGTAAAATTTTTCAGAAACATATTCAGGATTATCGTCAAACCCAATTGATATTCCAGCCATAATTGCGTGTTTTATCTGCTCTTTCTCCAATGCTTTGGCTTTCTTCCATATATTAACCCTTATTTCGTGGTATTCTTCAGGAGCGATTTCTCCATTAACAACTGCTGAGTTTAAATCAGATAATTTATCTTCAGCCCATTCGATTGCACTCTGTTTAGTTGCCATTAGCTTGATTCAAGCGTTGGGGAGCTTGCGACCCATAAGTTTCGTTGTAATATCCCTCACATTTAGTTTCTCTTACCATTTCACTCCATTTCATACACGGAATTTCTCCATTCCAACCTTCAGCACTTGATGCAAATCCACTTACGCGTGCATCTATTATCTGCTCTTTCTCCATTGCTTTGGCTTTTGCAACCATTAAATGAATCCCTGCAATTTCATTAGGAAAATATTCCCCCAATTCTTCTACAAGCCATTCAACAGCCGTTTGTTTATTTTCCATTATCTTATAATTTAGCTACTACTTTAGTCTCAACTACCAGCTCTCCAAACTTAAGCCAAGCCTTTGCTTCTTCAATCGACCTGAACACGCTTCTTGTTCTAATCGCATCGTCATAAAACTCTACTTTATGCCAAACATTAAAGTATCCAAATATATGGAATACGCATTGCTCAATGTGGTAAGTCTTATTGCAAAGCACTTGAGGAACAAAGTCGACCTCCCCTGCTACATTTCTTGTAAGTAATGGAGTTGTTGTTTCTATTATTCTATACTTTTCCATTTACAATATCGTTTAATTGATTCATAATAGATTCCGCTTGCTCGCCCCAGTAATGGTCACATTCTCCATCTTTAATAGGTGGCGTCATAAAGAATGACTGGTAGCGACTCGCTTTTGCTGTGTACCTGTAGCAAGATTGCTTCTTTGGGCATTCGTCGCCCCGACACATTGTTATATCAGGCATTGTCTTGTTGTTTAATTTGTTCTATTACCCATTTAGCACCTTTATTGAATCCTTCCATATAATCGCTAGAATGACTGTCACCTTTTTTTTTGGGTAAAGACATATACATTACTTCCTCATCACTTGGTAGTTCGATAGGTGCTACCTGTTCTAATAAAGTTTCTTTTGAATACCCTTCGCCATTAATTTTTAGCTTTGCTAAATCAAGTAATAGCCTTACTTGTTCTTCTGTGTATAGTTTCATCGTCCTAAATATTTAGCAATCCCTTTCTCTACATCCTTAAAAGTCTCAGGGCACAAAGTCCCAATACTAAAATGACGTCTCTCGTATTCCCAAGTTCTATTGCGTCCCGTAAAGACAATCATTAGGTAGTGGTTGTTGTCCCCACCCTCCTTTAAAAGCATCAGGCTCCCCGCATCAGGAACCATATAATACAAGAACCCTAACGAAGATATGTGCTTCTTAGTCTTGTTCAGTAGCATTAATTTACTCCGCGTCATAGTCGTATAATAATAAGAATCTTGCTACCAAATTTTCGTCAAAGTAAACGTAGTTGTTATCAGAGAACCTAATCTCTCCGTCAACAGATGTCATCTTGTACCTCTTAAGGAACTTAATAAAGTCACCGAGGATTAATCTTGGGTTAGATAGCTTTGAGTTAATCAATCCTTGGTTCTGTTCTCCTTTTTCATACCCTCTTTGGTATGCGTATCGTAGTGAGATTTTCATCTCCTCAACGATGTCATCAAGCGTGTCGTTTAGTACGTCTTTCATTGTTTGGTTGGTTTAATTATTTATATGGGTTAGTTGTTGTCATTTTAGTTCCCATAATAGACCATCCGCCTGGTCTACCTGATGAAATTAAATACCTATTGTCTACTTTTTTATAAAAATGCCCGATTTGCCAAAACTCATCATCTTCATCCTTTACCCAAACAATATCCCCTTCGTTAGGTAAATCTTCAGGTCTATCCTGAGAAAATCCATCAAGGGTATATTCGGTGAAGGATACTAAATAGGTATCAACGTGAATTATTCTGCCGCTATTTGTTTCTATACCTACCCAGCCTTCAAGGGTAGAGCAACCCGCATCGATAACTATTCCCCACCCAAATGATGTGACATAGACTACGTCTTTTAACTTAAAAATTGTTTTTGATTCCATTACTTCTTGTGTTTAAACATTAACTCTATTACTGATTGATAATCTTTACATTCAATTACTTGGTAGCTTTCATTCTCCTCAAACAGCCATACTAAATACAATCGACCTATCTTGATATTAGTATTCTTCTGGATAATGTACTTGTACAGGTTTAGCTGAAGCGAATAAGCCTCGTACTCACATTCCTCTATAAACGATATCGGTTTCTTGAATCGTTTACGATACTCAGAGTGCATTCGTATCTGTTTGTTGGTTTTGTAGTCCCAAATCTGGTACTCCTTTAGCTTCTCGTTATAGAACAAACAATCAACCATACCCCCTACCCCAAGCTCGGCATCTCCAATAACTAACTCCATTGCAACAGGAGTAAGCGCAGAGCAGGCGTCACGGTAGAAGTCTAGGAACATCTCTACACATCTATCGTAGCGCTCTTTGATATGGTCTTCACCAAACTTATCGATTACAAGTTGTGCCTGATAAGGGAAGATTTTATTGAACCAATAGTTCTCAGCAAAGTTGTGTACTAACGTCCCCTTCATCCCAGCAAACTCACGCTTGTAATCCCATTCGGCAAGGACGTCTTCAACAGGAATACCTTTCTTCGTCGCCACCTTCTTCGCCATAAACTTAGCATCAAACTCGGGCTTGAATAGCTTAAGGAATCCCGTACCAGAGACCAACTCTTGCTCGCCTATGAAATACTTATGAGGCTCGTCGTAGTACTTAATGTGTGAGAACTTCTTGAGTTCTTGGAATACATTCATATTATTCATCGTCATCTTCGTCTTCATCTTCTTCTTCGTCGTCGTCATCCTCGCCTCTTAACTCCCCATCGGGATACAAATACAGACCTTCTGTAATGTAAATTCCTCCATCCCAATTTGTAGGCGCTCCCGTTGCTAACATATCCTTGTACCAAGAATCTACTTTGGGCTTTCTTTTTTTAGGGACAACTTTTTCTTTGGCTTCTATTGCTTCAATTTCAGCCTTTTCTTCTAAACTTCTAATTGGCATACTAAAAAGGGTCTATCTTTACATCGTTATCAAAATCTACTTCAATCTTATTTATAACAGAATTCTTATAGGCAGGCTCTAACGCCGTAAACCTAAACAACTCTTCCTCCTCGTCTGCTATCCTGTTAGTAGTCACATCGCAATACCTTACGATACCACCTGTCATACCATCTCTGTTCTTAAGGATAATGAACTCAAGCGTGTAGTCCATCGGAGGTATAGGGAGGTTACTTGCGCGCGCTTCCGCCTGAGCATAGTAATAAGGTCTATACAAACCAATTACCACTGACGCATCCTGTTCAATGTTACCAGAACTTCTAATGTCAGACAACTGCGGGCGCTTGTCGCTTCTACCCTCAGCACCACGGGACAATTGACTCAGGCAAACAATCGGTATATTTAACTTCCTTGTTAGCTTCTGTAGCTTATTGGACACCGAAGACACTTGCGTGAAGTCGTCCTGCCCGCGCATCTGATTGTCGCGAATCAACTGCATATAATCTATCACCACCATATCAATCTTGTTCTTACGACACTCAGTTGTGAGTACCATCGACAGGTAGTTGACGTCTCGATTGTCCGAGTCATAGAAGAAGATTGGTAGGCGCTTTAGCTCCCTTGCATTAGATAATCTAATCTTCTTGATATCATCTTGGGTTATGCGATTAGCTTTGATGTCTGAGTACTTGTAATCTGGCGCTTCAGATGAAATGTAGCGATACATTAAAGACTCCTTCGGCATCTCAAGTGAGAGAAACAATACCCTTTTACCTGCCTTGGCACAAGCCTTTGCTACATCTAGTCCCACAATAGTCTTTCCCATTGAAGGTCTAGCGGCAATCACGATAATGCCCTCCTGCCATCCCCCTAAAGCGTAGTTCAACTTACGCGAACCCGTGTCAATGCCTGAGAACTTTATGTTGCCAGCATTTAACTCTAGCTTATCCATCACCTTGTCGTAAACATCGCCTAGCGCGAACACTTCGCTACTAACAAAGTCTTGCTCAATCCTAGTAACACCTTGCTCTATGATAGTTTGAATCAGTGTAACATCTTCCCCTTGGTCAAGCGCGGTCTGCATACGATTGGTCAAGTCTTGGTATTGTCTCTTCTTCTCTAGCTCCTTCAACTCCTGACACGCCGACGCCAACTCAATCGTTGTCTTTGGAGTCATTGTCAATAACATCGGTGGCTCATCAGCTAGGTAGTAAGAATTGGCGCTAAGGCGCTTAAATATATCAAAACGAGTGTAAGCCTTATTGTCTAAATAAAACTCCTTCATCGTCTGATATGCCTCCTTAAATAGGTCGAAAGTAAACGCGTCCTCACCTACAATCTTAACCGCATCCTTTACTAGGTGTGGTTTGTCAAGCAGGTATGCGATTACGTCCGACTCAAGTAATGGTATGTTTAGTCTTGGCATAGTTAAAAGTTGTCTGGAATTTCGATTTCTGTTAATTTAATTGCTGATAGTGGATTCGACGCTTGCGCTTCGCTTGGCATCTCATCCTCCCATACTCGGTGTGTAAGGTATCTCTCGGGGTCTTTACGATACTTCACCTCTCTGCTAGCTATGTAACTAGGCAGAGCCTTGAATATAGCGTCTATCTCTTTCTCTTTTAGCTTAGACCACTTAGCCTTAGTCTTGTCCTTACCTACCTTCTTGTTGTAGATATTCCAAAACTCTTCGAAGCGTTCAATAGACTTATTACTTTCTTTATTAGTATTATCTATTATGTGGTCAATTTTTACCATACCCTCTGGTAGAATTTTACCATAGGTATGGTCATTTTTTACCATAGGGGTAGTGAGCCTAATCTCTCTTGTATCAACCTCCCCATTAGGCTTCTTCTTAATCACCCTGCTAAGCAGTCCTTTCTTTTCTAAGGCATTAATCCACTTCCTTACCGACTCAGAGTTAGACCCAAGAGAAGTAGCTAGGTATTGATTACTTGCAAAGCAGTGCCCCTCCTTAGCCGACAAACTCTGGATTAATCCCATCAGATTTTTCTCCGATGCGGTTAAGTCCGTTCGTGCTAGTAAATCAAATGGGATTATTATAAAATTCATATCTCTGTTTTCAATTTTTCCGTAACCTCGCTTAGGTCTTCTATCATATCCATAACAATTTTCTCCAACTTCTTGTATGACTCCATCTCAGGTTTCGCAAACTTGAATAGAGCGGAGTATTGTTTTATTTCCCGCTCAAGGTATCCTTTGCGAGCGGTAAGTACTGCGCGCACACACATTATCTCTAGTTCATCCCCAACAAATGGATTAGGGTAAGCAACCTCTTTGTTAGACATTGTCTTGTTGTTTAGCTATTTCAATTAATAAAGGATTAATATTTAATAATGATGTGTCATACCCAATTAACTGCAAATAATTAATAACATTTTTATACCAACTTTCCTTTGGTCTTTCTAAAAACCAATAATCTTTGTCAAATAAAAGATTTTTAATTTCAGATACTTTAAATCCAAATGAATGAACTTCCGAAAAAACAAGTTCATAAATTTCCACCAATTGATTGTCTGTTAAATTCATATTTTTTATTGTTTAGTTTTTATCTTGTTGTTTAGTTATTAAAGGTCTCGAATTCGCTACCTTTTGAAATTGAAATTAATTTATCAATACAAGCACTCTCTGCTTCTTCGTAGGTGCCCCAATAGGTGTCTATCCAATCATCAAAACTGCCTCGCCAAATAACATAGCTGAATACATTTTTGCCTTCTGTATATCCACCTTCAACTAGCCCAATTAGATTATACTTATCTCTAAACCATCTAAATACTTGTTGTTTAAGTGCACAGACAATTGCTCCATTGCAAAGATTTTTATTTTCAATTTCATAGATATAAAGAATATTATCAGAATAATATCCACAGCATTCATCATCAAAACCTAATTCCTTTAAGGCTAATGCTTGCTCGTATGTTACAAATTCTTTTTCCAT